GAAAAAATTCTATATTGCTTGATAGCTCACCATCAGAAAGTGCAGTATCCGTATCAGTTAGTCTTAATGTTGGACTATCCTCACTTACTTCTAGTTTTTGATTTGGGCTAGTAGTTCCAATGCCTACTCTTGCGCTTGCATCTATAACAACTGGGTTCAAAGTATCAATTTGAAATTTAATTGCATTGCCTGTAGCTATTTCAAAGGGTGAGGTCAAATCATCTGCTGCTGGGGTATTAATTTTGACGAAGCGATTAATTTGACTACCACTATCGGTTTGAGTAGTATTAAAACTAGCTATAGTTTGCGATTGACCAGTTGCACTAAGATTAAGTTTAGCTGAGGTTATACCTCCATCCTTAACTATAATACGTCCACTGCCATCTATCTGAGTGGTTGAATCATCTACTGCATCCGCTGCAAATGTAGCATTATCTACTAAATTATTTAATTTAGCAGCCGTTACTTGTTCGCCAGTTGCAAATGTATTTCCTTTTGATAGTATTGCCATTATATTGCCTTATTTGTTGATCTCATAGTAGTTGCACCCTGAACTTCTATTGCTCGTATAATGGGTCTACCTACTGTATTATTAAATGTAAATTGTATTCCGTAACCTCGTCTATTACCTATTCTACCACGTATGGAAACATCTTCGCTTATAGCTAATGCTGAACCGTTGAAATCAGTCAAAGTTCCTATACTCCCAGTATCATCGGGGTTCTCTGTCTCGAAGTCAATGTTAAGGTCCGAAGTGTTTGTATCACTGGATTCAATGTGCAAATCGAACTCCTTCCAACGCTTACGATCCAAGGTTCCTAGTGTATATTGCCTTGTAGTTAAAGAAGCTGGTATCTGTATGCTTTGCTCCGTTCCTCCTATCTGTGTACTAACTCTATCTACGCCATCCACGCGATGATCAAGTCTATGAACACCACCTATATCGTTGACTGCGTAAACACCACGCTTGTCACCATCCCCAAGAACTAAGAGATTGCTAATGTGATAGTTAGCGTCATTGACTGTATCAATGCTCTCCCATTGCTTGTTAAGGAAGTTGTATATTAATATAGCGTTGTTGTTATTAGAACTATCCAAGGGTACAGCTATGTAGTACCTGTTATCAAAGTAAACTGCTACTGCATTCTCCTGAGCATTCTTATTTATTCTTTGTATGCTCTCGTTGATTGGTTCGCTAAGAGGTGTTTCTGTACCCCGAAGGTTGTATTCATCCAAGAATTGCGTTCCATATACCCCATTATCGGACAAGAAAATAACTTGATTGCCGACCTGCTCAATAGATTTGCGAGCCACACAGCCCACCTCATCCGTCAAAACTTGTGTACTAGCACCCTTTAAATCAGTAGTGTTAGTAACTATGTGTATGCTGTTGCGATTAAATACTAGTAGCTTATCCTCAGCAAATGAGTGCAATCCTACCACGAAGTCCGATGTACCAGCGTTGAACCTGTACTGAGCAAAGACTTGATCATAAGTGTCAGTGTCCAGTACATCAGATGCTATAACCTCATCTCGTATGTTTCTAGTCTCAAATGTATCAGTACCAGTTGATAAGAACTGAAACGGCATAACTAATCTACGCTGATGATAGGTAGCAAATGGTGGTGCTGGCATGTGAACAAAGCCTAGACCTACTGAAACTCTTTTTGTAAAATGTACGTCAGTTTGGTTGCTAACATTATCGCTATTTACAAAAAATTTAAACTCAGATGAGCTTGCCTCTGATACTGTAAAGTCCGTATTTACTGTTAATCCACTTCCGCCAGCCGTAATCAATGTTACTGTATCACCTGCGGACAAAGTGTTAGAGACAGTTACAGTTGCTACTCCATTGGTAATAGTAAAACCAGTAGCAGCTAAGTTTACAGGTTGTGTATATGCACCACTCTGTACTTTTGTAAAGTCCGTAGCTACTATAGAAGAACTAGAAACTGTATAAGTTTCATCGGCACTTGTAGTTAATGCGTACGTAAACTGTGTATCGCTAGTCTTAGTAATCGTTTTAGTAGAACCGTTAGGATCGGGATTTGCCGCATTAAAGCCTAGTGCATTAATTGTTACTATGTCACCAGTTACTAAATTGTGGTTAGTACTAGTAGTTATAGTAACTAAGTTAGTACTAGCAACCACAGCAGCTGCACTAATTGTAGATATTCTTAGATTATTTTCTAAGGCTGTAACTCCACCCTGAAATACAAATACCTTATTAAAAGCTTGGATCATGTCCACGCTTGCACTATAGGTTGTTGCTGATGGGTATCCTATATCAAAGGTTATGCTATTTGCTACATCAAGACCAACTGCCTTAGAGTTAGATGCTAGTACAATGTACTGAGTACTTGCCTGATTTGGATCAGAGAAGTCCGTAGATCCGTAGATATTATTAACAGTAGTATCATCCAATGTAGGTATTTCTACAGTTACATTACCACTAGCAGCTTGTGTATAAGTTTTGTCAGTTAGCTTTATTGTATCCGTATCTACTACAGTAGCTGTATATCTTCCATCTGCACTTGTAGGTTCAACACCACTAAGTCCACTTAATTTTACTTGAGCAGTCGCACCTGCTTCTAACGTATGAGCGGATGCAAAATGTAGCAATAATTCATTGCTAACTATTTCTGTGTTATTTGTAGTCTTAGTAGCATCAAGTATAAAGAAGGGAATAGTCATTGCATTAGGACCAACAGACAAAGGAGCAGTGACTAGATCCACGCCCTTGCGTACCTGAGCCTGCCCATTGCGATCCGTGCGTATGTTCTGAGCATCAGAAAGCATACCAGCCTGTAGCTGATCAGGGCGGAGCCTGTTGTTAAAACCAACAAAACCTACATCGCCATCCTGGGCAATGCGGTCATCGAGACTACCGTATGTTGAGTACCTTGACATTTATTAACATCTCCAACGCTTCAAAGCTAAAGCCTTTCTTGTTGGTCTTCCTTTCTTGTCCTTCATTGGACCCTTTACGCCAGCCATTCTAGCACAAAAAGATTTTTTTCTGGCTAGTTTCTTACCCTTTGGGTTCTTTTCCGTGACCGGTGGCTTTAGGTTAGCACCAGTCTTACGCTTGAAGTAAGCTCTGCCAGCAGCAGTTAGACCGCCCTTTTTACTTTTGTGTTCCTTCCTCATTAGCTTCTGACTTTTGCTCTTGGAGTGTTTGCAACGACTGTCTTTCCTCTAGCTCCTGCCTTCTTCTTTTTTCTAGCAGTACTAGCTCTTTCCGCTTTCGTGAGAGATAGAGCCTTTCTCTTAGGGAGACAACGGTCAGGGTTCTTCTTGTCCTTAGACGTTCCGCAAGGTCCTTTAATCGATCCATCAGTTCCTATACGTACCCAGTTTTGTTTTAGCCATTCTTTTAATTGAGCCATTATGATTTTTTTATACTGTTAATATAAGTTCTATATACTTTGGCAGGACCTGTTTTTTTCATTACTTTTGCCCTTTGTTCCATTGCTATAGCTGCTTGTATCTTATGTGCGTGAGTTCTTCCTGATCGTTTAATTTTATTTATACTGGACTTAGCTGTCTTAACATCCTTGAATCCTAGTCCCTTTATTGTACCTTTAGGATTCTCATCCGTGTACAAATCAGAGTGCTTTGACTTAGGTCTTACAGTCCCATCTGGTCTTTTTCTAGGAATCCTTTTGGATGCCATTATCTACCCTTTCGTTTACCTCCCTTTGCTTTTTTTGCGTAGTTTGGATCTTTGCAGTACTTAGATGCGGCCAAGTTAGCGTAAGCACTTGGATAGGTGTCAAATGTACGCCTAGCCCAGGCTTTACCTTCGGGGCATATTTTACCCCCGCTTTTTGCTCTTTTTTTTGCCATGACTTGCTATGGATTTTAATAGTTTTGCTTGTCCTGCGTGAGCCTTAGAAGCCTTCTCAAGCTTTCTTGCGACGGTTAGTATTTTTCTGTGCATTTTTACTCCTTAGTACTTTGAAGTCAGCCCCAGTAATTTTGTTACGAGGTGCAGCTACTCTAGCTATCTTCTTCTGTTTTGGACTGTATTTACTAAATGGCATTACTTCTTTCTTTTTACCATTTTCTTTTTAGCCATTCCTTTCATTCCTTTAGCTTTAGCAGCTTTAGATGGACGACCGACTTTACTTCCGTATGTTCCTTTTCCCATTGGCATAATGTATCCTTTTGTTATTGGTTATGCGGTTATATACCGCTTCTTATTTTGAAGTAGCTGAATGCTACAAAAAATGCTACAATCATAGCTATCCATAAGGTTGTATCCCTTGGTTCTGGTATAGCAACTAGATCAGTACTGTAAATTTGTCCTGGTGCTGTCAATCGAACTTGCATAGTGCCTATTGCATTTGGTGAAAATGATGAGAATACAGCAGCGTAAGTACTGTCTCCTGCCAAGGTAATAGTTCCGTTGAATGGTTCGTTATACCTTTCAAACCCTTGAAAAGTGTCAAGTTGTCCTCCACCAAATCCTATATTAGGACCATCGTTAAATATTGCAGGCTGATCAATTACAAAGTCAGCCTTGAGGTCATCGTAAATTAACAATGCAGTATCCTGAGTTCCTCCTGTTAAATCGCTAGAATAGTTTTCAAATGTGTACTGTCCGCCTACAGAAGTAGTAAATATCATTGGATTGTAGTAAGTTTTACCACCCTCTGGATTAAAATCAGATACACTATAGGTTTCGTCTATGCCTACTTCTAGGTCATAGACTACGCTGTTTAGTTGTACAGCACCCCAAGCTATTGAAGCTAGTAACAAAGGGGCTAATAAAAATTTTACTTTTTGAAGATGGATGAACATATTGATGCGAACTCTTTAAACGCTTTGGATATTATATTATTCTTAGGTAGGAACATAACGACAATAGAAAATATACCTATGTATGCAAACAACATACCTAGTAGATTCTCTTTGTAGTTATCAATTATGTATTGTATCATACCTGTATTGGTTGTTCCGGT